TGATGTACAGAACTGAATGTAATGTTAAAATCGCAACAGAAACAAAATGGAATAGATTAAGAAGTTGTCAAGCGTATGTAGCAGACATAGGTAATATTTCAGTATTACGTTCATATGATACAATTATCGCAATTATCGACCACACGACTGATACACTTTATGATTTCTTGCGTTATGTATACGGTTATACAGCTACATCAGCACAGCATATTTCTAAGTTTAATAAAGATTATTGCAATGGAAATTGGGGTTGTTCGAACCGTCTTACATATAGAGAAGTTTAAATTGCAGGGCGAAAGACCTGCATAATAAAATGTTTTACGTTAAACAAATAAAGGAGAAAAACAATGAAAGAAATTAAAATCACACTTAAAAATGCAAAGGACATGGAAGAGTTTGTAAAAATCAATGCAACCAAGACAACTATAGACTCAAAAGGCAATGTTAGATGTGACATTGAAAACATATTAGAGACGTATTTTTTAATTTATGATGATGAAAAATTAACAAGTATTATTAAAAAATGCCAATTTAATAGTGAGGATGTTTACATTATAAAATATGTTGTAGAACAGCCTCAAGAAATAGTAATTTATGGAACAAAAATAAAATACACCTCTGAGGATAGAGAAATCGTAAATTTATTTATTAAAGCATGCAATGAATATATGAAAAATGAGTGTTCAATATGCAAGCCAACTTCAATTCAAATTGAAATGTTTAATAGCGGGTTATGTGATAAACTTATGGATGATAGCATTATTAATATGAAATATGGCTATGACTTAGTATAAATGTTTCACGTGAAACATAAGAAAGGGGGTGAAAAACTTATGGCTGAATGGATAACACAAGCACAAGTTCGCAAGCGTTTTCAAGGCCATTTCTGCGAAACGCTTTATGAACACCCTGAAATCGTAACTCCTCAAACTATTGAGGAGTACGAGCACATCAAAGACATTATGATAGAAGAACACGGAACAGCATTAAGTGTGTGTAACACAACTTACAAGACAAACATACACTATGCATTCTTGTATAAAATCAAAGATAAAGTATACGATAATGGCAAATACTATATCGCATACATAACAAATGACCAGCGTATTGACGTCCCAATCAGTGCGACATTAATAAAGGAGCTATATTCATGGGTAGAAGAAAAATTAAAAGAAAAATAAAAAACATCATAGAATCAATTATTCTAATTATAGCATTTACAGTATTGATATACGGCACATTTTACTTGATTGGAATTGTAATAGGTATTCTAGCCCCAATACCGTAAATTAGTAAGAGCATTTTTGGAGGCACATGTAAATATGAGAAAATTTGCAAATATATTATTTTGTATTATATCAGTTTTGATTATGGAGTACATTTTCATTCAGACAACTTCACTTGATTATCTCGCATTATTTTAGAAAAAACTTTTAAAAATTACTTGACATTTCAAGTAACATCTGATATACTTAATAATGTAAGGAAGATAAATATTATCCAACTTGCAAAATACCACACCATATAGGGCGGTGCTCAAAGCACCGTCCACTCACAAAAAATAACAGATATTCCGACACCCATGTAGGCGAAAAAATCGGTGGCAACGTGTAAAGGTTCGATTCCTTTTATCTGATTCGGTTTCTAATGAAACCGTGTTCTCAGGCAGTCTAGCAAGCACAAAACAAAAAAGAAAGAGGTGAAAAAGAGTAAAATGGCAAGAGCAAGAAAAGTAACAAGAACAATCTGTTCAACTAAAGTTATCGTCATGTGCGTAGACACAGAGACAGCTAAAGTTGACAACTACGAGGTTACAATCGCAGGAACTTACACAGATGAAAAGAAGCTGATGAAAGCGGTCACTAAAGTAGTAGAGACAGAAACACTCAAACCAGTGTCAATCGTTTCAACAGAAGTTATTGAGACACTGTACGGAATGGATGAACAGAAGTTCATTGAAATGGCAGAGGTATTACCGCCAAGAGACAAAAAAGAAGACACAGACGAAGTAGAAGAGTAAGTAAAAGAAAAAGGAGAAAATAATAATGAGTAAAATTACAATCACAAACGCAAGCAGAGAGTTAACAGAGGTAGAGCAGTATCTTATGACAATGGACGCAGGAATTACTTCCATGAAAGAGGTGGAAGACGGAACTTCAATTCCAGTAGACGCATATCTCGAATATAAGGATGTAAAGAAAGACGGAACAGAAGCAGACTTGCTTTCAATCATTACTGTAGATGGCAAGGTTTACAGTACACAGTCTGAAACATTCAAGTCTTCATTGAAGTCAATTCATGAACTGATGCACGGTAAACCGTATGCAATCGTAAAGCGTAGCGGAGAAACAAAAGCAGGTCGACCATTTGTTGACTGTGGACTTGATGTTAACTCGGTAAAATAAGTAAAGTATTTTTTTCATAGCAAATAATTTTCTTTCCTAAAATATATAGTAGGGTGGGCAGAGCTCCTACCCTATTTTAATCTAAAACAATGTGAGAGGTGTGATAAAATTGAAAAAGAGCAAATCAAAGTATAGTCAATACTATAAGCAATATCAGCGTAAAATATCAGCATTAAGAAAACAGAATATTGAATTACGTGGTGCGAACGTATATCAAACAGAATCACAGTTGAGAAAATGGGGAATCCAAGGAAGAGACTTGGCAAAAATAACAAGACAGTTAAAAGCAGATATCAAGAATCTTGCAAAACAGGAAGCCTATTCAACTACAACAGGGGAAATCTCAACAGTCGGTAAACTAAAACATGAACTAGCATCTGAACGAGCCAAGCGAAGTGCAGAGACAAGAAAGCGTAATAAGGAATCCGCTAGAGAATTTTGGACTACTGACAATCTGCCAACTACACATGATTTAGATGGCGAATACCATTTGAATCAGCCACAGCTAGGAGACATTACAAATAATAACTTTATTACAGAGTTTTTAAGTAGGATAACATCGCCAATACCGGCAGAGACTATATACGGTAAAAAAAGAAAGAATGCTAATATAGAAAGAGCGCAAGAAGCGCAGTCTGCTATATTAGCTCTTTATCGCAACACTTTAAATAAAGATGGTGAAATAGCTGTAGGAGAACGTCTTGCTAATAATTGGGATTCAATTAAGTTGCACTTAGAAGTAGTTTTAATAGATTCAAAAGGTGTTAACGTTGCTTCATCATTGGAAGCTATTGGAGAAATTATTATAGGTAGAACATTATCTGTTGTAGAACGTGATGCTTTAAATAATGAACAGGAATCACTTTATTCTTGGGATATTGAGGACAACACTTATGAATAGTAAACGACACACAAGAATGTTCATGTGTGATTTTGAAACCACGGTATACGAAAACCAAGACCATACAGAAGTGTGGGCAGTTGCCATTGTCGAGCTATTTACAGAGAACGTTACAATTCTACATCGAATTGAAGATATGTTTACATACTTTCGTGCTTTAGATACAAATATCATAGCATTTTTTCATAACCTAAAATTTGATGGTGCTTTCATACTTGACTATTTATTAGCGCAAAAGAAATATCCACAGGCACTCAACAATGATAACGGCGTGTACTCATGGAAAAAGAACAAGGAAATTCAAACCAATGAAGTACGATACAGTATATCCGACAAGGGAATGTGGTATTCTATCACACAGAAACTTCCGAACAATAAGTTACTAGAGTTTCGTGATTCTTTGAAGCTTTTACCATTCTCAGTTGAAGTTATTGGAAAATCATTCGCAACGAAACACAAAAAGCTAGATATGGAATACACGGGCTACAGATATGCAGGATGTGAGATAACTGAAAAGGAACGTGAGTATATTGAAAATGACGTTCTTGTAGTAAAAGAAGCACTTGAAATCATGCTAGAGCAGGGGCACGACAAATCAACTATTGGCTCATGTTGCTTGGAAGAGTTCAAAAAGGGGTATGACAATACAGATTATGCACAGTTATTTCCCGATATCTATAAGATAGAAACAGGAATAACAAAATACCCTACCTTTGGTGATTACATTCGTAAATCATACCGTGGTGGTTGGTGCTATCTTGTAAGAGGGAAAGAAAATAAAATATACCATTACGGTACAACAGCAGATGTTAATAGCCTTTATCCATCTATGATGCACTCTGATAGTGGTAACTTTTACCCAGTAGGTAAGCCACACTATTGGAGCGGAAACTTTATTCATGAAGAAGCGTTAAAGAAAGACCCACAGGGTGACCCAAGATACTTTTTCTTGCGTATCCGAACAAGGTTTCACGTGAAACAAGGTTATTTGCCATTCATTCAAATTAAAGGTTCTCCACTCTATCATGGTACAGAAATGTTAGAAACAAGTGACGTATACAGTAAGAAGTACGATAAATATTTTCCATACTATTACGACAGCGGAAACAACAGGCATGAAGCGATAGTAGAAATGGTGGTAACTTGTACTGATTATTATTTGATGCTAGAACACTATGACTTATATGATTTTGAAATCATAGACGGTGTATGGTTCTATGCAATGAAAGGTATATATGACGAATATATCAACAAGTACGCAGAGATTAAGAAGAAAAGCAAGGGCGCACAGCGTACTCTTGCAAAGCTATTTCTGAATAATCTTTACGGAAAGCAGGCATCCTCTAAAGATAGTTCATTCAAGATAGCGTACGTGAAAGACGATGAATCACTAGGTTTTATACGACAGGAAGAGAACAACAAGAAAGCAGGCTACATCCCTTGTGGTTCTGCTATCACGTCATACGCGAGAGAGTTCACAATTCGAGCCGCCCAAAAGAATTATCATGGTGTAAATGAACGTGGTTTCATTTATGCCGATACTGATTCTATTCATTGTGATTTATTGCCCGATGAAATAGAGGGCATAAGAGAACACCCAACAGAATTTAATTCATGGTCATTGGAATCATGTTGGGATATTGCTACATTTACAAGGCAGAAAACGTATATCGAACACGTAACACATGAAAACAGAGAACCAATAGAAGAACCGTTTTATGACGTGAAGTGTGCAGGTATGCCAAACAAGTGTAAGAATCTGTTTGTATTATCCATGCAGGGTAATGCAGATATAAACGGTTATACAGAGCCAAGAACAGGCACGCACAAAGAATGGACGGAAGAGGAAAAACAGTTTTTATTTAAAGGTGATAAACCTATAAAACGTGATTTATCAGATTTTAAAATAGGACTTAAAGTACCTGATAAGCTACGTCCAAAGAGAATTAGGGGTGGCGTGCTATTGGTAGAAACAAGTTATGAAATGAGGTAGACGCTATGAAAATAAGATTGCAAGATATCGTTAAACATTGTGTAGCAATGCAGAAAGAATGCTATTTTTGTGTTTATCACAAAGACGGTGAATGTTTAGTTAATATTGACGGCTACATTCCTAGCGTATTTTCTGAATATGTCGATGTATGCGGTAATTCACCCGAACTAGCTAAAGCACTATATATGAATGAGGTGGTAGAAATATGAAAATAACAGTAAAAGAACTGATTAAAATTTGCTCAAGCTACTATGCTCAAGGCTGTGTTGAATGCCCATTTTACGCTTACAAATGCTATGAACCTACTTACCCAAACATGCCAAGAGATGCAAGAAAACACAGCAAATTTAAGAAAGAGAAAGAACTTAACAAAGAAGTTACATTAAAGCTAGACAAGTAAAAATAAAAAGGTACAATGTTTCACGTGAAACAAAGTACCTTTTATTTATATCATTAACTACTGGTGAAAACGGTCTAAAGTCTGTTATGACAAGGGAGCAACCCCGACCATAGAAACAGCAGTCTCTTCCACCTGTGCGTTCTGCTTCTATGTTTTTCGCTTTCTGACAGTAGATGATACCATTAATAACTAAGAGCCTGCAACACAGCTTCTTTACATTGTAAATCTTTGAAGCGGAAACATCCACGTTCAAAGAAGTATCTCATATTAGATAAAAATAAGTCATTGCTCTTGAGCATTACATAGTTGACGTTGTGGTCATCTGTGGTAATACTAATTCGATATGGGTAAGTCTTGTCTGCTTTATCATCACAGTAGATAATACCTAAATCCATATACTCTTTGATAGCATAATCTCTACCAAGATATCTAAGTGTAGCTACATAAGTACACTCTCCGACAGGCTTTTCAATAAATGCATTACTATCATTAAGGTAAGTAGCTTGTGCAGAATACGCCACATAATCATCACTCATAAATGCACGATTGAAACCACTTTCTGTCTGTGCCTTACTTGCGCTTTCATTGTACCCCTGTTCTAGTACGAAGCCATTACCCCTTAAAAATTTCGTATCAGATTTAAGTCTGTTTGATATTTTCATTGCAATGTAATAAGGGTTAATAAGTGACACAGGATTAGACATCATATAGACAGGCACATAGCGTACTTGTTTTCCCTGACCACGTGCAATAGAGGTGTGAATAGAAATAAATTTCTTTACTTCATCGGAACAGTAACGGTTCGTTTCACTCTGAAATTCATCAAAAATAATACAGCTGATATCACTGAACATATGTGAATTCTTCTTAACAGCATCTGCATTATTAAGTGCCATGGCATATCCACAGGAAACGTTATTTAAAAACAATTCATGGAACTTTCCATGCATCATTGGTTTACTTGTCATTTCATACTCATGAAAAAACAATTCTTTGATATCTTTGAAAAATTTTTCAGCTACACCACTAAGCTCGTAATCATATCTATAAAGTAATCCAAACTTTTCACCCTTTGACAAAAATTTATTTACTACCAGTTTGCCAAAATAAGTGGTCTTACCGCCAGTACGGTTACTAGTTACCATGTAAATTTCAGGTCTTTTATTATTTAAATCTAACAAACTTAATAGTTTTGTTCCGTCATAATAGCTCATTTTATCACCTCTTTTATATTATAACACAAAGTAGACAGTATGTCAATTATTAGACAGTAAGTATTTTAATAGACACCGTGTCTATAATTATACAATCTGTTGACAAATAGACATTATGATGATATAATTAAATAAGAAAGGATGTGATTAAAGCTATGGATATGAACGCAGTAACAACAGCAATTTCAACGCTTGGTTTCCCTATTGTGATGTGCGGTGCGATGTTTTGGTACATGATTAAAGAAAAAGATGCACATAAAGAAGAAATGAACAGCGTGACAGAAGCATTAAACAACAACACAATTATTCTACAGAAGTTATGCGATAAACTGGACGGTGATAAGAATGACAGCGTATAATGTACACGGCGGTCACTCTTTGAAATGTCGTGGTGTTAGTGGGTTACTGGACGAAGTAAATGAGAACAGAGCAGTTAAAAATAAGTTAATCGAACTGTTAAGAGCAAATGGCTATACGGTTTATGACTGTACAGACGATTATAGCACTACACAGAAAGCAAATTTACGTAACATTGTTTCTAAGTGTAACGCTCATAATGTTGACTTAGATATCTCTATTCACTTGAATAGCGGTAGAAATGATAGCAATGGTGACGAAAAAACTGGTGGAGTTGAAGTCTTTGGCTATGACGATAGAATCTATGGCGTAGCATACAAGATTGCAGAAAATATTTCCAACACTCTTGGTATAGGCTTTCACGACTCTCCTGTAAAATACAGAAAAGATTTATGTGTACTAAGAGAAACAAGAGCAAAAGCAATTCTGATTGAATGCTGTTTTGTGGATGATAAAGACGATGCGAACAAATGGAACGCTACAAAGTGTGCCATGGCTATTGCATCTGCTCTTGGATGTAAAACAAACATAAGTACAGTACCAGTGAAACAGAATGTAAATGTTTCACGTGAAACATATTTCCCAGTATTCAATTCAAGTAGTTGTTCCATTGTAGATTGTTTGAAATCAATCGGTGTAGATTCCAGTTTTGCGTATCGTAAACGTATTGCAAGTAAAAACGGTGTAGCGAACTATAAAGGTTCAGCACCACAGAACGATAAACTGGTTTCACTTGGTAAGAAAGGAAAATTGATTAAACCGTAATGGCTATAAATATAAACAAGGGTTATCAATGGGCAATCAACACTTGCAACGCCCCAAACGTGGGATACTCCCAACAGTACCGATATCAAAAGACGGTAAATGGTATCACATATTATGATTGTTCCACGTTTGTGGGTTACGCAGTAATAGAAGCAGGTTTTCCACTTAATATTAGTGGATTCTATACTGGAAATATAGCAAGCATCTTAAAAGGGTTAGGCTTCACACAGTATGACAGTAAAGATATTGAATGGAAACCATTTGATATTTTAGTAAGAAGTGGACATACTGAAATGTGTTATCAAAGCGGTGGTGTAGGAAAAGGTATTACCATGGGAGCACATACAAATGGTATCCCATTAGCAGACCAAGTAAGCATTAACAACAGTGAATCAACAGCGAACAGCTTCCCTATCTTATTAAGATATGGCGAGGGTGGTGCTACTGGAATTGGCGCAAGTATCTATGTAATCTCTGCGCTATGTGGTAACGCTTGGAGAGAGTCCAATATCAACCCCGCTCTTAATGAGCGTGGTGGTGGTGGTTTTGGTCTATTCCAATGGACAGGTGGAAGAAAGACAGCATTACTTGAATATCTTAGTTCACAAGGTTTATCAAGTACAGACCCTAACGGACAAATGCAATACTTGATTGATGAAAATGACTGGATTGGCACAAGCCATGGTATTTCATCATTGGACGAATTCTTACATTCAAGTAGTACAGATATCGCAGGTCTAACCGAAGCTTTTATGTCATGTTGGGAACGGCCTGGCGTTCCTGCTCTTGACGAACGTATACAGAACGCAAATAAGTGTTACAACTACATTCAGACACACGGAAATGATACTTCAATCAACAGATGGGTAGCAGAAGACAGGTATTTAACAGAAGCAGAAATACTTAACAATGCAGTTTTAATGTACCGATTTTATAGCGTAGGTGGTGGCGGTGGCGGTGGTACACCGTACAAGCCAAAATCGAAATTCCCTATGTGGTTCGCTATTATCGGCGGTGGAATTAACAGGAGATATTGAAATGGCAGTTTTATCGAAAGAAGATTTTTTAAATCTAATCAAAGAAAGAACAAAAGACAGTACAGATGATGAAACATTAAAATTTATCGAGGATGCAACAGACACAATTAACTCATTATCAGACACAGACGGTGAAGACTGGAAGACAAAGTACGAGTATAATGACAAGATGTGGAGACAGAAATACAAAGATAGATTCTTTTCCGCAGGTGATAGCGCAGGAAATGAACATAAACCAAAAGACGAAGAAGAGGAAGAGGAAGAAGAAAAAGACAAGGAAATTGTAGCAGAAAATTTTGACGAATTATTTAAGTAAAGGAGATGTAAATTAATGGCTCACAGAGTTAAACTAACAACACTTGATGCAAGTTCTCTGAAAATCATTAACACAATCAGAGAGAATGCATCCTACGAGTATCAGCAGAACGTTCCCGTTATTACTGATGCTAAAATGATTCCTAAAGTCGGAGAAATCATTGTGGGAAATGGCTCACTACAGAATCAGTTCCTTAATGCACTTATGAACAGAATCGCAAAAGTAGTGATTGAAAGTGCAACATTCAACAATCCATACGCACACCTTAAAAAAGGTTATCTTGAAACAGGTGAAACAATCGAAGATATATTTATTGGTATCGCAAATGTTGTTGAGTATGACGCAGAAAAAGGCGAAGCAAGAGAGTTCAAGAGAAATCTTCCAGACGTTAGAAGTGCTTTCTACGTTATGAACTGGAGAACGCAGTACCCTCTTACAATTCAAGACGAAGATCTTAGAATGGCATTCACATCCATTGATGGTGTAACTTCATTCATTGCAAAACTGGTTGACGGTATCTACACAGCGGTAGAGTATGATGAATTCTTACTTTTCAAGTATCTACTGATTAAAGCTATTTCGCACGGTAAAACAGTGCCTATTTCAATCGGTGATGGTACAACTATGTCAAATGATGCAAGTAAGTACCGTGGTATTTCTAATAAGATTACATTCATGTCTAAGAAATACAATCAGGCAGGAGTAAGAACAACAACGCCAAAATCAAGACAGGCAATCTTTATGGATGCTGAGTATAACGCGAAATTTGATGTAAATGTTCTTGCCAGTGCTTTCCATATGGAAAAAGCAGACTTTATGGGTAGGCTTCACTTGATTGACGACTGGACAAGTTTTGACAACGAAAGATTTGATATCATTCGTGCTAACTGTGATTCAATCGAAGAAGTAACAGCAGAAGAACTTACTGCTATGAGAAATGTGAAAGCAGTTCTTGTGGACGAAAATTACTTCCAAGTATACGACAACCTGTCAAGAATGACAGAACATTATTGTGCAAGCGGTATGTACTGGAATTATTTCTACAACACATGGAAGACTGTAGCGGTGTCTCCATTCTCTAACATGGTTACATTTGTAACAGATGATGCAAGTATTGCACAGCCTGCAACAGTAACAGTTAAAGTGAGTAGCAAGGACATTGCAGAGGAATCAACAGTATTTACACTTGAAGTGCAGGACGATAATGTATCTCTTGCAAACGGTGCTTACCAGTTCATTCAGACGCAGGACGCTGTGACTAATGGAATCGCAATTCACAAGTATGGTGCGGTAATCTTCCCAAAAGGAAAGACTACGACTACACTTGAAATGATTTACGGCGATTACAAGTACACAGCAGGAACAGCACTTACAACATCATCTAATGTAGGTGATACAATTACATTTAACAAAGGTGATGCGGTAGCACTTTCAGTAGATGGTGGAAAAGCTATGGATGATGAACCTACACAGTCAAAAGTTAAGAAACTTAATTAATCTACAAGTTTCACGTGATTCTGAAATATGTTTCACGTGAAACATTCTTACTATGAAAGGAGAGGTGATACATTGATAGAACCAAAAACAGATATTCGACTCCTAACCAACGTTCCACTAGACCCAACATACAACCACACCATTCGCTTCACAGACGCAACCTCACAAAGTACCTACTTTGCGAATAAAACAAAACACACCCTGTCACGCCAAACCTATCAGCGCGTTCAACGTGGTTACGCAAAAGTCCAATTATCCGCAGACGATTGTTACGACTGCAATTACATGATGTTTCGTAACACTTACTATGGTTCAAAGTGGTTCTATGCTTTCATCACTGGTGTAGAATATCTCAACGAAAACGCCTGTTACATTACATTCGTATTAGACGTTATTCAAACATGGTGGTTTGACTTTACCATACGAGACAGTATGGTTGTTCGTGAACACAGTGCAACAGATGGAATAGGCGATAACATTCTTCCAGAACCTGTGAAACTAGGGGAATATGTAGAAGGTAGTCACGGAACAGGTATTAACATTATGAAGCCTCTTTCTGTAGTAGTTGCAATATGTGACAACAATGAAAGAACAGTAGGAGGGTTATTTGAGGGTGTTTTTTCAGGCTGTGTATACTATTCTTTTGAATGCGGTATTCAATCTCAAATGGATGCGCTAAAAGAACTGATTATCAGATACACAGAAAGTCCTGACAGTATTGTTGCTATGTGGATGTGCCCAACCATGTTTATAGGTACAAAGAGTGACGACAATAAAATACAAGCTACTGAAAAGGGTGCTTCATATGATTCTGATGAAACATTTATCAAGCCAGTAGACCCTGCAACAACATCTTTAAATGGCTATAAACCTAAGAATAACAAGCTTTACACTTACCCATATAACTATTTTCAGTTTGACAACGGTGTTGATAACAGTCTTGTGTTACGTTACGAATTCTTTGAGAATTTAACTCCTAGATTCAGAATTGAGGGTACAAAGAATACACCTGTAAAAGCGTGTGTATTCCCAACACACTACAAAGGAAGTGGAGAAAATCCATATCGTATGGAGTCATTAAACATGATGGACTTTCCAATGTGCAGTTGGAATAATGATGCTTACAAAGTATGGTTAGCACAGAATACATACATAAACAAAGTTAAAATGGCACAAACAGTTGTAAATTCAACCGTTGGTGCTGTAGCTGGTATGACAAAGAGTGCGCTAAGTGGAAATATTGTGGGTGTAGCTGGTGAAGTCATCAACGCTATTTCACAACCTGCAAACGAATATGTTAATCAAACACTTAACGAATATAGTGCAAGTATCCAAGCCGACTTATTCCGAGGAACTCTAGGAAACAGTAACTTACTCGTATCACAGGGAGAAAACAAACTGTTCTATCGTAGAATGTGCATCCCTTATGAGTACGCAAGAAGCATTGATACATTTTTCACCATGTTTGGTTACGCTTGCAACAGAGTGAAACAGCCTAACGTATGTAGTGGTAAAGGTTTAAGACCCCACTGGAATTACATTCAGACAAGCGGATGCGTGGCACGTGGTAGTGTTCCATCACCCGATATGCAAATTATCTGTAAAATATTTGACAGTGGCATAACATTTTGGGAAAATGGTGAGGAAATTGGAAACTATTCATATGACAACAGTCCTGTATAAAGAGGTGATAACAGAATGGGAAGAAACAGAAGAAACAAATATAAAAACCAGTTTTTTACAAGTATGCTACAAAACTGCGTATCATGGCAATACTACTATAATCGGCTAAAAGAAATTGCAATCTCTTGTATCGAATGGAAGAATTTACCAGATACAGTTGACAGTAGATTCTTGGAACTAACATTGTTTGAGGATGGTGCAGGCGTTTATTTTAATGACGATGTTCTTGGAAACTTATTTTTACAAGCGACTCTTGACGGAAGATTAAACGTATATCGTGAACCAATCAAGACAAAAGCGTACGCAGTAAACGGATACTTAAAAGACTTGAACGACACAAACAGCGTGATTATTCATAACAATATGTTACACACCAACAGCGTTGAAGCTTGCAAAATGTTCGCTATGCGTTTAGCAAATATTGACAGAACGATTGACGTAAACATTAACGCACAGAAAACACCAGTTCTTATCAAGTCGGGTGAAAATGAGCGTTTATCAATGGTAAACCTGTATCAGCAGTATGACGGTGGAATGCCTTTTATCTTTGGAAGTGACCAGTTAAATACAGACAATATCACAGCAATTAGAACAGATGCACCTTTCGTAGCACCACAGCTTTACGAGTTGAAAACGAATATATGGAACGAAGCACTAACGTATCTTGGAATCTCTAACGTAAACATTACAAAACGTGAACGACTTGTGAGTGACGAGGTGAACCGATCGCAGGGTGGTAGTATTGCAAGTAAATTCAGTCGTTTACATGAACGTCAAACAGCAGTAGAAAAAATCAACAAAATGTTCGGTACAAATATCAGCGTAGACTATAGGGAAGAACTTGACACAAGTTTAGATGGATTAAATGTTTTAAGTAAAACATCACAGAAAGTAGGTGACGTAGGTGAGTAGTTACACAACAGAGGTTCGCTTTATCTGCGAATCTCTTTACAGACTTGAACACAGCTCTGGTTACAATGATATTGAAAAGATATTGAAAGCTGTCCACAAAAAGATATTCGACTTTGATTATCCTATCTTTGATGAAAAATACAGAAGCGTACTTGAAATCAATATTTTGAGACATTTCTACACAAGGGAAATAGGGTTCGAAACAGTTGGGTTATGGAAATTGAAGCTTGCTGACAAAATGAACACGATTATGCCGTATTACAATAAATGGTACGCAAGTGACTTGCTAGAATTCAATCCGTTATGGGATACTGATTTTACTAGAAAAGGTAACATAAACGACACGAACAAAAGTAAAAATGACAGTGAATCAACAGACAAAGGAAAACAAACAAACAGTAACACTAGTAAGTTAAAAAGCAAATTTTCTGATACTCCACAAGGTAGTATATCAAGTCTTGAAAATGACACTTATCTTACAAGTGCAACGATTGACGAAACAAATGGAAGTTACACAAACACAAACGAAAACAATTCAAAAAATACAATAAAACATGAAGCTACTAACTTAAACGAATATTTTGAAATCGTACAAGGTAACCGTGGTGTATTTGACAATGGTACAATGTTAAGACATTATCGTGAAACATTAACAAATATTAATAAACATTTATTAAGTGAACTTGAAGATTTATTTATGCTATTATGGTAAAGGAGAAAAACGTATGTATGATTTTGACAGAAATGATTGTATGCTTGGAAATCCTGTATTGCCCCTTACTTATGATGACTCATTAAGTTATGAAGAGCAGATTGCAAAACTGTATAAAATGTTCAATGACCTAAAAACAGAAAGAATTTACAACAATACATTCAATATTACAGACAACACAAAACTAGCGGATGCCGTAATTCCAAGAAAACTAATTCGTAACTACACCTATGATATGATGGTAGAAGACATCGACACACTGATGCTCAACTATCCAAAAGTACGCAAAAAAATTATTGGTACATCTGTTCTTGGATTGCCGTTGATTGCTATGGAGTACGGCACAGAAACAGCAACTAGACATATGTTTGTTTTCAATGGTTTTCATGGCACAGACTGTAGTGCTAGTATAGCTATTGCACAGATGGAAGTATTATCGAAAAATTCTGTATATGATGGTGTGGATATGTGGAGTGAGATTCTTGACAATGACACTTGTATACACGTTATCCCAATGGCGAACCCAGATGGCTGGATGCTTGGTTTACAAGGGTATAGCTATTTTAACGATATTCCAGAAGCAATCAAGACAAAGATTGAGGAACTGACAACCGACTATATCAGAAACCATGCGAAAGATGAACCAAACGGTTCAACATGGGATGTTGAGAGCAGAACAGAGCTTGAAGAGTACATCCGTTCTCTTGGTGGTGACCCTAGTGTAAGCTATGAAGCGTATGTGTTCAGAGAGAAAGACTTACACGCTTGGAAAGCGAATGCAAACGGAATTGATTTGCATTATAACTGGTGGACAGATGCCATGAAACCTACAGTTGATGTAGCATTAAAGGGTGTAAACTATGGTCATGCTGATGCATATGTATATGGCGCACAAGGCATTAGAGCGTATGTTGATGAAAATGCTTCCTATAGAGCTTATATCTCACAGTATGAGAGAAGTGACGGAAATTATTACTTCACATTTATGAATTATCATCAAAAAGGACCTACTAATATATGGAACTATAGATTGAAAGGTTTACAGAACAACCGTAACTTTGACTGCGGTGTAAAACTGTGTGAACTCATGCAAGTGCCGTATTCACCACAAGTAGGTAATCAGAGTACACCAATCGGATTCAGTGCATGGGCTGGCATTAACTATGCAGGAAATTACACTTTAAGTTACACTAATGAGGTAGGTTGGAAACACGTTAAAAAACGTGGTGACTGGTGGGATGATGAAAACAGCGATATCGTAAGAAGTCCTGTTCCTGATAACCAGTGGAACGATATTTATGCAAGTAACAAAGCTGTGTTTATATGGATGTTACGTTACTACGCTAGTTTAAGAGATGTGTGGAACAGGCACCAATATTTAAGTGAATATAATTTGAAAGACAGCTACACGGATGAACGTTTCGCTATTCCTAGTATGGCTATGATGTTAAATATCGCTAATAAAGTAGGTGCTTACTACACCTCATTAAGTGAAATGGGATTCAGTAACTATGGCATTAATGCATCTTTAGACGATATTTTAACAAAACTTAACTGGGAAGCGTCCGCAACGTTTAATGTTGGTTCGGCAATGACAGTTGCTAAAGACCTACCTACATGGACATTTACTAAGAGTGGTAACATGAAAATATTTCCTGTTAGCTCAAGGCAAATGATGTGTGAATTCTACCCGAATAAAACAACATTTACTTATAGATGTTTGTATATTAAAGACAGTGACACAGAAATGCATAGAACAGACTGGGTTAATATTACACCTACAACGACTGACTATGTAAGCATGGGTATTGCAGAGGGTGTTGTTAATAGTAGTGTAAAAGCTATTGCAAGTAAAGTGCCTATTTATCATGAGCTTATTATTGACTTAAATAAGAATGATAATAACGTGGCAGGGTTGCCGAGTGATGTAGGTGACTACTATCGACTGAAAGTCACTGGTCATAGACCTAATAACAGAGTAGAAATTAATGACATTTCTAGCGGTAATACTTGGGTGAACCATTATAGTAGAACAGATGATGTTTTGCAGAAGTGGTATAAGATTCAAGCAAACCCTTTAGAGTAATATAAAATTAAGAGTAACAAGGTAGTACTTGCCTTGTTGCTCTTTTTTGTGCTATAATAAAATACATAGAAGTGAACCGAGCATAGTTAGGTGGTACGACAACAATTATTTACAGAAGTGAGTGAACACGAAGTGTGAATGTGGCGCAAATTTAGGTGAACGTAGTGCTACAGCAGTTATGTACAGAAGTGAGTGAACACGAAGTGTGAATG